TTGATCGTTTGAGCCATAATAGGTTTGCCAATCGCTGTCCACTTTGCTGCGGATCTTTTGCTTTTTCTTTGTGCCGTTCTTGAGTTTTACTGTTTTATAAGTGGTTTTTGCGAATTTCGCTAGTTTTTTGCCTATGTACTTTTTGCCAGATAGATTATTTGTAATGAGGTATACAAAGCCCACACAGTCTTCGGGTAGAGTTTCTACGGGGGTTCCTTGATAGTACCAGGTCATTACACATATAGTTATGCCTTAAAATGCCATGATAAAAATTATGTTATTTCTAAATCTGTGTCGTAGCTAGTGTAGCCGTTTTCTTTGACAACCTTGAGCGTGTTGTTGACACGGCCTGCAAGCTCGTCTTTGTGACTAACTAACCAAATACTCTTATTGTGTTCTCTGCTCATCTTCTTGAGAATGGCCAGTGCGTTTTCTACTCCGCTTGAATCCATGCCGCTGTCAACTAGTTCGTCAATGAACAACAAGTTGATGGGTTGGTATAGACTTTCCCATACGTCACGGAACGCCCAGCTCAATGATAGAATCAATCTGTTGCGTTCGCCACGTGACAAGTTGTCAAAGTCCAAGTCGCGCCCTAGTTCTGTAATGCTTACAGTTAAATCGTTGTTGAATTTTACAGTATGTGGCAAGCCAATGCGATCTAAGTATTGTCCTAATCTAGCATTCAAGTAGCTCAAGTTCTGATCAATGATGCGTTTACGAATGAAACTGTCTTTGTTGGTCAGCAGTTTGTGCAAGAAGTCTTGGTGTGTGCGTAGTTCATCTAGCTCGTTCATAACACCAAAGTCAATTTCTTCTAGCGCCTGTTCCTGCATTTCACGGATTTGATCAACGTAGGGATCTTGCTCGTTTTGTTTGGCTGTTAACTGTGCAAGTAAGCTGCCCATGCTGCTACGATGTTCAAAGGCATCTGCTTCGTTATCATAAAACACCTTTGGCATGGTACCTAGCTCTCCCAGTTCAGCCAGTGCATCTTGATGTTCCATCAACTGTGTGTTGGTTGCCAGTGCTTGTAGAGCTGCTTCTTGTAGTGCTGCTCGCTTTTCCTCTAGCAACTGTTCTTGTTTATCGTCGTGGAACCCTTGCCCACAACTGTGACAGGTGTGATTTTCTAATGCTGCAATGTCACTCTTGAGTTTTTCAATATCTTTTTGCTCACGCCGTTCATCTAGCTCACAGCGCTTGATCCAGCCGTTGAGATCATTGATGGCTTTGCGCTTGACGTTGTACTCGCTTAATGCTTTGTGTGCAGACAGTTCGGATTCAATGTCGAGTTTAGCAAGTTCATCATAAGCTGTTTGCAACGCTGTAACATCGTGTGTCTTTTTGCTGTTCCATAAATTCTGGCGTCGTAAGAGTGCATCTATTTGATCCTGTATACGTCGGTTGGCATCGCCCACTGCTTTAATTCTAAATTCTTCAGCAGTGATAGCATCCTTTGTGGCCTTGCTTAATTCTTTCAGTCGTTCTGCCTTTTCACTTAGTAGTGTAATGCCCAACAACTGTTCAATCATAAGGCGTTGTTCGTTGCTTTTTAAACTAAGGAACGGCTCTGTGTAGGTGTTGAGTGCCACAATGTGCTTGAACATTTCATGACTCATACCCAACATGCGTTCAATTTCTGCCTGTGTTTCGCGACTGTCGCCCTGACTCTCGTCTGTGATCTCACGTTCAGTATCGTCAATAAAGAACTTCATCACATTGGGCTTGCGTCCACGTTCAATGCGATAGTTAATGCCATTGACTTCAAAATCAACTGTGACCATCATGCCCTTGCCGTTGGTTTTGTTGATCAAGTTGTCTTTCTTGATGTTGGTCAGTGCCTGTCCATAAAGCCCGTAACTGAGCGCATTGATAATTGTGGTCTTGCCTGTGCCGTTACGTGCTCCGCTGTCGTCTCCGCCCAAGTCTAGGTTTTCGCCTAGCACTAGGGTTAAATCGTTACGATCAAAGTTTACGGCCTGTGTAGCATTGCCTACACTCATGAAATTCTTCACGGCTAGGTCCTTAATCTTGAAACTCATTTTTTATACTGCCTCCATTAGAGATTGCGATAGATGTCTAGTAGTAGATTTTTATTGAACTTGCCATTTTCCAGTGTGGTAAGTTGACCAGTAACAATTTGGTCCACGCTTTCAAATTCGATATTGCCCTGTATTTCGTATTCAGTCAAGTCAGTGACCTTGGCAGGGATTAAGGTAAGTTCACGTAGATTATACTGTCCCACAAAGGTTTCTTTGATAAAGCTGGCTTCTTCGTAGCTGATGTCAATGTCCAGATTTACACGAATGTGCATGTTGGGCTGCAACATGACTTCAGTGTTTTTCAGTACATCGCTAAGTTGGAACACACGATAACGCGGTTGATCAGGCCAAGCATGATACTCAGGCGGTTTGCCCCATTCCAATATGGTCAAACCTCTGTCGTCGTCTCCGGCATCGGCATAGTTGTGCGGAAACGCATTTCCAATATAGGTCACATTGTTCTTGGTCTGTCTTTTATGAAAGTGTCCAGTAAACACATGCCCAAAGTGACTAAAGTCTTCACGCCTTACTTCTCCATGATCGGGCATGGCCACCATGGCATTCATCAAATAACCTGGTAGCTCAAGGTGACCAAATATGTAGTGTCCCTTGAGTTTGTGGAGTCGTTTGTGGTCGTCTCCACAAAGCCAAGGAGCAATAACCACATCATCAGCAACAAACCAATCGTTAACAATTTGAATGTTCGGGAGGTGACGAGCCCATTCAACTGATTGGATATCACGTTTATCGCGATAATAGAGATCATGATTGCCAGGAATGAAGTAAACGCGATCAAAATTATCATTTAGGTGTTCCAGTGCTCGCAGGCTATAGTTGAGAGTAACAATATTGATACTGGCACGATTGTTATGCCAATCACCAAGAAACATGGCTGTCTCACAGCCCTCAGACTTGGCCTTTGCAGTTGCCCACTTGACAAAGTTTAAACAGTCTTCATTGTGCTGTTGACTGTTTGACTTGAGTCCAAAATGTATATCGGTGAATATTGCTGCTTTTTTAAATAGGTTTGACATCTATAAGATATTCTCGTAGTTCTTTTGTGTTTGTAGGAAACACATCAAGATTATAACATGCCAGTTCAAGCTGATGCAAGTCCCTAAGTAGCGATTGTACGCAGGCTTCTTCAAAAATGGTTAAATTTAAATGCTGCCAATCATACGCTACATTGTTTACAACACAATCAACTAGGTGTCCTATACGAGCATCGGCCCTGCTGTGGCGCTGTAATTCACTCCATTGCCTGAAAATAGATTCAAGGTTGGCCATGCGAGACTCTACAACAGGTAAATCCAATTGAGTTATCAACTTGGAAAATACTGTGACAGGGTCTGCAACAAACTGATCAACGGGAAACTCAATCGTTCCCTGAGCTCGATACCACGTGGTATTGATCCTGACTCGTTCGTTAAACCAAAAACTCAGTGCTTCTCTCTTTTCCCAAGTCTTGTTTGAGCCAAATCTTTCAAAAACCATTTGCAGCGTGTTTTTGATATCGTCACGATCAATTTTGTCTACAAAGTTCATAAAAATCATAACAGGAACAAGATCTAAGTTGGTCAGCAACACTATGCGATCACTGTGGGAACTTACAAGATCTACATATTCCTGTAGGCTACACTGTGCCGCTAGATAGGGAATTGCATGGGTTCTAACCGTTAGATCAATTGAAGATTTGCCGCTGCTAAAGTATTGCTGGGTTGTGCCCAAAGTCCATACTACTTCATCTTCAATTAAGTTACCAATATAGAGATGAGCAGAGCCTGTTCCGGTAAACGGTAAGTGTTCGCCCACAGTGCCGCAGACATAGTTGATTAACCAATCAACAAAAGTTCCATACGAGCCCGGAGCATATATTATTACCACGGGCCCTGAATGATTAGTCGTCGTGACCGCCATCGACTGAAACATATCCGCCGCCCATGCCCTGGCGGGTGTAACTGGGGTTTAGTCCGTTTAATTCCAAAATATCGTCTCGAATGTTTTGGTTACGTTTTTCAATATTGAGCACACGAGTGAAACTGTTGGTAACAGCCGCAGTATAATAGGCAAATGGGTTTTGGCTCTTGCTTTCGTCAAACCGCAACCCAATGTAGGTCAACTGTAGCAGAGCCTGTGCTCGCATTTCATCATTGTAGGTGTACCCACGCCAGTTGCTACGTGTAGCATAGCGTTCACACAGTTTGATAAACATGTTGGCCAAAGTATTGGTCATTTTACCATGATCTTTACAGAACTCGCCACTGTCTAAACTACCACGCCAATGGCTTTTGCCCACACAGTAGTGGTTACCTTCTTTGTCTAATTTGTAGTGCTGGAACGGTGGAAAATTAACTTTGACGTATTTGTTGTGCTCAGTATCAGCTTCGTCAAAATCCAAAATCAACGGATCTTCTTCGTCCTCAATCTCTAGCGCTGCCATACGTGCTTTGCGAGTTTTAGCATCATCTAGTGGTATATGATCACGAGTCATTACTCTAAACACCACGTCTGTGGCCGCTACGTCCTTGAGTTTGACCTCAAATTCGTCTAATTTGCGCTTGGTTCCGTCGCTGGTAGCAGCTTCATGTGCCAGTTTAGCCAACCGTTCTGCACGTAGACGTCTACCTTCAAGCGTGTTCTTTTTGTTCAGCTTGCTGATATCTTCTAAGATGATATCGTATTCGCTGTACTCTGGCCTGGTGTAAGTACAGTAGGTTGTCTTACTCTTGTGTATTTCTTTTAAGATATCTTTGTTGTTGAGATAATTTGATTTCACGTGTGTTTCCTAATACTTGAACAATAATAACAAAGTTTGCAAAATTTGTCAACCTTTTTATAATGTTAGCACTTAATATTTGGTAATAAATACTACAAACGGACTAATTACTTATGCCACTATTACCATCAGCAGGTGGATTTAACCCAACTCCCAGCAACGGCGGCGTTACCGGCGGATCTCCGGGCGGCTCAGGTATCACTGACACACTATTAAATCTAGTAGATCCAGCTGGTATAAGAAATAAAATTTCTGGACTACTGCCTGGCGGACTGTCTTCCTTGTTCAACAGAAGTGCAGCACCAGGTATCAACATCATTACTGACTCAGGGCCCGATACTTCGTCCTCAGATCCAGTTAACCCAATCAAGAAAGATTGGCGTATACGTGTTGGACTATTAGATTGGAGCCCTTTCGCTGGCAACAAGATGTTTGCTCCCCTGTTGAACAAAACCAACGGTGTTGTGTTCCCTTATACTCCCAGTGTTAGTGTAACACACAATGCTCGCTATGCAGAACAAGCATTGACACACAGCAATTACAAAAACTATTTCTACGAAGGCAGCGATGTTGCAGCCATTACCATCAGTGGCGACTTTACTGTACAAAATCACGATGATGCAATTTATCTCTTGGCAGCGATCTACTTTTTTAGAACCTGTACAAAAATGTTCTTTGGTAACGATACACTGGCAGGTAATCCTCCTCCTATCGTTTCTCTCAACGGTTATGGCGATTTTTATTTCCCCAACGTTCCCTGCGTGATTACCAGCTTCCAACACACAATGCCTGCAGATGTTGACTACGTAGAATTTTACTACACAGGCGAATCTCCAAGTCAAGATGTTGGCTCAGGCGTTATTTCTACAGCAAGTCAGCAGATAGCACGATTACCAACAACCAGTCAAATATCAGTTACACTACAGCCAGTCTACAGTAGAAAAAATGTACACGACAACATGACACTACAGCAGTTCAGCCAAGGGCACTTGCTTAATGGCAAAGGAAGTTTCATATGACAGCCAGCTACGCCAAGACCAGTCCTTACTTTACTACAAATACTTTTGGTAACGGCAAGTTTCTTGACATCATGGTCAATCGTCCAATTAGCCAACAGGTAGATGATGTAACTTATCAAATTGACAAAATTTATGAATATCGTCCAGACCTCTTGGCCTATGACTTGTACGGCGATAGTAGTTTATGGTGGGTATTCCGTGGCCGCAATCCCAATG